ATTCCTGATATTGATTACCTCAATGCAGGGCTTGATGATTATGACCTCAATCTATATGCGGTCGATTACTCTTCCTTTGAGGTACCCGACCTATCACAAGCTATAGAAGAAGCATATGCTCCCATAAAGCAAGAAAAAGACATTGAGAGAGAAATATCCAATGAAGAGAAAAAGCAGCAAGTCAAAGAAGCAAAAGAAGCTATCAAACAACAAGCTATTGAAAAAGCCCAAAATTTAGATGCTTACGTAACGCTTTCCTTTGATAACTGGAAAAACAAAGAAGCCTTTATGCTCCGTATGGGGTTTGACCCTGAATTTAAAATGATAAAAGGGGAAACGCTATCGGCAAAGGTAGAACGCATAGACTAATAACATTTAATAACTTTTGATATGAAACCCCGTAAGAAAATAGATAACGAAAAATACACCGATGAGGAACTAAAACAAGCCCTTATCAAAGCCAACGGACAGCCTACTAAGGCAGCCGAAATACTTGGTGTTACCTATCCGTCTGTATATGGGCGTATTCGTAAAAACCCAGAGTTGGAAATGGTACAAAAAGCCTACCGAGCACGTACCTTTAACGATGTGTCTAACTTGGTGTCAGTCATTGCTATTATGGGTGTTATCCGTGAGCCTCTTACTGATGAAGACGGCACAGTAATTCCTAACAAATTCCGTGAAGTCCCCGTTGATTATCGTACCCGTATGACAGCAATGCAAACTGTACTATCCACCTTCAAAACCGACGACGGCATCCGTGACGAAGTTTCCGTACAAGGTTCTATCGACATCGCTCAGTGGCTTAAGAGTAATAGCAAAAGTAATGATTAAAACGCAACTCGTATATAACCCCCTATATCTGAATAAAGATAAGTTCATCACTATCCTTTCAGGAGGTCGAGGCAGCGGCAAGTCGTACAACGCTTCTACCTTCTTGGAACGCTTATCTTTTGAAGCAGGGCACAAGATACTATTTAGCCGTTATACTATGGTATCAGCCCATAGTTCTATTATCCCAGAGTTTGAGGAAAAGATAGAAGCAGAGGGTACTGGGGCGTATTTTAATATTACTAAAACAGCTATCAAAAACACCTTTTCAGGCTCTGAAATACTCTTTAAGGGTATCAAAACCTCATCAGGAAACCAAACCGCTAACCTTAAATCATTGCACGGTATTACCACTTTCGTAGGTGATGAAATGGAAGAATGGCTATCAGAAGAAGACTATGAGAAACTAATACTATCAATCCGTCAAAAAGGCAAACAATTACGGGTTATCCTCATACTGAACCCTTCCAATGCCGAGCATTTCATTTATAAGAAGTACATTGAAAAAACGCACAAGGTGGTAAAGATTGACGGTGTTGAGGTGCAAATATCCACCCACCCTGATGTATTGCATATCCACACCACCTACTTTGATAATAAAGAAAACCTCAATGAGCAGTTTTTTAAGCAGATTGAGGAGATAAAAGCCCAAAGCCTCGCACAAGCCACCGATGAGCAAGGCAATTTTTCTCAATCACTATTCAACAAAACCAAATACGCACAAAAAATCATAGGACGCTGGGCTGATGTATCCGAAGGGGTAATATTCACCGATTGGGAAGAGGGCGAGTTTGATACCTCACTTCCTTATGGCTACGGACAAGATTACGGATTTAGCATTGACCCTGATACACTCATCAAAGTAGCAGTGGATAATCGCAGCAAAACCATTTATATAGATGAAAAGTACTATAACAACAAGCAATTATCCTCTGACGGACTTTACCAGCTTAATAGCACTCTAATAGACAACCCCGATGACCTTATCGTAGCCGATAGTGCCGAACCTCGCCTGATTGCAGACCTAAGAGACAAAGGACTAAACATCGAGCCTTGCGAAAAAGGGGCAGGCAGCGTATCAGCAGGTATTACTACTATGCTCAATTATAAGTTAGTGGTAACGCCTCACAGCTTCAATGTGAAGAAAGAGCTAAAAAATTACGCTTGGAACGATAAAAAAGCAGGTATACCCATAGATAACCACAACCATAGCATAGATGCTATTCGTTATATCACTATGAAGCTGCTAAGCGGTACTAATAACAACCTATATCAACTCGCATCAATGATTTAAACCTATATCAATATGAACGAAAAACCTACTACACAAGAAGATTTTAAACAAGGAATAACACCAATAAACATCGAGCCTTACAAAAAACAGTACGATGTGAAAGAGCACGCCATTTTTCAAGACAAACACAAATATCCTGACCAGTCTATTTTGATACCAATTACAGATGAAGAAGGTAATCCTATGTTAGATGCTAACGGAAAGGAACGTTTTAGAAAAAGTCATCGCGCTCTCAATCGTGTAGGGTTACCTTATCAAAAACGTATTGTAGATATTGCCACGATGTTCCAAACCGCTATTCCCTACAAGTACACCGCTGAATATAGCCCTCTATTTACTGCCTTTCAGGAGGTTATCAAGTCAAATAAAATGAGCTTTTCAGATAGCAAAATATGTACAGAGGTGAAGCGATACACACAAGTAGCTGAATTGTGGTATCCAGAAGAGGAGGAAAATGAAAAATATGGTGTGCCTTCTAAATTCCTATTACGCCACAAGATACTATCACCCGAAAAGTACAAGCTATACCCACGATTTGACGATAATAACAACCTTATATCTTTTGCCGTTGAAAGTACCACCAAAGAGGGCGAAATTGTATTCCAAGCCTTCACCGCTGAATTTATATACACTTTCACTACTAAAAACGGACAAACCACTACCAAAGTGAAAAAAAATATCATCGGTAAAATACCAGTGGTATTGTACCAGCAAGATAAACCCGAATGGGATGCTGTACAGCACCTTATTGAGATTGCCGAAGTACAACGTACCTACTTCTCTGAAAGTAACAGAAAATTTGGCGAACCTATTCTAATGATAGCAGGCAAAGTCGAGGGGAAAATGTCAGGTAACAACACGGGCGGTAAAGTCTTTGAAGTAAAAGACGGCGGAAACGTGCAATTTGTTGTGCCTCCTAATGCTAATGAGAGTTTCGACAAAGAAATGAGTATGAACCGCCGTGATATACACGAGTTCTCACACACCCCCGACCTTTCTGATGAGTTCTACGCTGGCAAAGGCAATATGCTATCAGGCGTAGGGCGCAAACTCGCTTGGCTACCCGCACACCTCAAAGTGAAAGACAATGAGGCTATATTCATACCCGCACTGCAAAGGCGTATCAATATCATTTTAGCCTTCCTTTCTAAGATGTATATCTCCTTTGAGAAAGAACTCAAAACCATAGACATCACCCCTATCATTACCCCGTTCGATATTGACGATGATACCGAAATGATACGTACCCTTACAGAAGCCAATGGTGGCAAGCCTCTTATATCACAGCGTGAAGCAATGCAGCGTTTCGGCATCACCGACCCTGAAGCCCAATTAAAGCAAATCAAAGATGAGGAAAACAGCAACCTCAATGAAGCCGCTATCTAATGAACTACGATGAGCAACATAGAAAGCACCTAATGGCATACCTACAACAAGTAGAACGATTGTTTTACCAGCTTGTAGGTACAGCCGTCTTTATAGCCCTCAAAACCGATTATAAAGAACTCATCGCAAGCACTTTATTTGCTTTTGCTTCCACCAAAAAAGGAAAAGCCTTTGATAAGGAATTAGCTAATTTCAGCAACCAATTAGACCAAATCATCAAAGACGGCATTACCAAAGAATGGGCATTTGCCAACCTCAAACAGGACCACCTACTAAGAGCAGGATTAACCAAATACAAAAACCTTGAAGCCCTCGAAACCTTCAAAACACGTAAGATTAAAGATTTCACAGTCTCTGATAGGGTATGGGACATAGCCAAAAAAGCCCAAACCGAAATAGAACTCGCTCTATCCGTATCATTAGAAGAGGGCAAAAGTGCCGTACAACTAAGCCGTGAAGTACGCAACCTATTGAACAACCCCACGTCGCTATTTCGTAGGGTAAGGGACAAATATGGCAACCTCGTACTAAGCAAGAACGCTCAAAACTATCACCCTGGTCAAGGCGTATACCGAAGTGCCTATAAAAACGCCTTGCGCCTTACCAGCAACGAAATCAATGTAGCCTATAAGTCCGCCGATTGGTTGCGCATACAGCAAAACCCCGATATTGTAGGCTTTGAGGTACGCCTATCACCACAGCACAAAGTCTATGATATGTGCGATGAACTGAAAGGCAAATACCCCAAAACCTTCCATTTTCACGGCTGGCACGTAGGCTGCAAGTGCCATATCATCACTCTGCTAAAAACCGATGAAGAACTTATCAAAGAACTCAAAGCCGATGAAACTTTGCCCCCTGAAAGTTCGTCTAATTACGTAGCCGAAGTACCCAACAACTACAAGCAATGGGTAACCGACAACAAAGACCGCTTCAAGAATTGGAAAACAAAGCCCTATTTTATTGAGGCTAATAAAGAGACATCTATAAAAAATGACGTATCTCAATTAATGAAAAAAGCCATCAAATCAGAGCCTGAAATAACAGCACTACTTAATAAACTCACTAAGGAATTAGGAGGATATGCAACACCTATTAACTATAAAAGCCAAGAGTCTATTTTGCGCAAAGTTACCGATGAACTCGATGGAAATGTAGCAGGCATTAAAGATAGTATAAGGGCTACAATCATTGTACCTGAAGAAAAAATGAAAAATATTTTGCTGTATTTAGAAAAAAGTAGTATATTTGCACGTGTTAAAAATCAAACCCCCGAACAATTCTTAGGGTATAGTGGTATTCTTACCAATATTCGCACACAGCAAAATATCTTCGCTGAAATTCAATTTAATACCAAAAAAATGATTTACGCTAAAGAAACACCTCCTAATGCAATTCGCATTTTGGGGCAAAAAAGATATGATGATATAAGAAAAGAAACAAGAATTGAAGGTGGTTTAGGACACAAATACTATGAAGAAATAAGAGTGCTTAAAGCAAAAGCAAATAATACTCCTGATGTATTAGAGCGCATAACTGAGTTGGAAAAACAATCGTTTAACTATTACAGCAAATTCAGATGAGTAACCATACACAAATATTAGAGAATTTTCAAAACCATACCGATACCTACATCTATGATGATTGGCAAGAAGTCGTTATCAAATTCACTCGTGAAGGTGAAGAAATAATCTGTTATGCTAAACAAAAAGGAGAATCACCATATATTATAGACTGGGAAACTAACCTTGCAATGAATGCTCGTATTAGTGGAAAAATAGTAGATAAAACCTTTTATAAAAACTTTTAAACCTATGTTAGAAAAAGCCATACAAATAGCCTTTAAGGCACACCAAGGACAAACCGACAAAGCAGGAGCTCCCTACATTTTACACCTTATCCGTGTAATGAATGCAGGACAAACCGATAATGAAAAGATTTGCGGTATATTGCACGACTTAGTAGAGGATACTAAATGGACTTTTGAAGACCTCAAGAAAGAAGGCTTTTCAGAAGAAATTATTAATGCCTTAGAATGTGTAACAAAACAACCTAATGAGCCATACTCACAATTTATAGAACGTATAAAGAAAAACCCATTAGCCGTTAAGGTCAAAATCAACGATTTAAAAGACAATATGGATATTACACGATTAACATTTATCACTGAAAAAGACACACAACGGCTAAATAAGTACATCAATGCGTATCACTGCCTTTTAAAGAATTAAACAACAAACCAATGAAAATAAATAACACTGACATACAAACCACCTACCACACCCACCTTTTAGACACCAATTACAAAGACCTTCTTTGCTACCCCCCACTTAAAAAACTACCCTCAAACGAATGGGCAGAGTACTATGGCAAAGAGTACGACACTACCACCCCCGTACTCGATACCCAGCAATACACCCTCACCTTCATCAGCAAGGCAACCCATTACGCCCCCTTCATCACCTTTCTAACAGCACAAACCTATAACGATTTTCATTTTGAAGAGTTAGGCAAAACCTTTCGTTTGCGCTTCGTATCTGCTCAAAAAGCCAAAACCGAACAAGGCTACATCACTACCGATATTACCCTTGCCAACGACACCCCCCTACAAGGCTACACCTACACCGCCCCCAATGCCACCCTGCCCCTTTCAAGCTTCACTATAGACGGTACAGACCTATCCAAGTATGGTATATACATTCTTGAAGAAACCCAAAACACCCTCCTACCCACCTACGAAGTAAAAGAGCACCTCACCACAGCCAGCAATACCTTGTCAGGCGTACAATACGCCCAGCACGCTAACATATTCAAAGAGCGTACCCTTACCCTACATTGTTATATCAGTCAGCCTCTCACCTCCTTTTGGCAACTCTACGAGGCACTGCTATACCAACTCACCAAGCAAGGCGAACGAGTGATAAAATACCCTACATTCCAACCGCAAAACGCTATCTACCAAAAAGCAAGCATCAAAAATGCGCTGCTTGTCGGCAATACCCTTAAGGTAGAATTTACCCTTACCCTCACCCTTGTATAAAAATGTCAAATAATTGTCAAACCTCCTTGCTAATATCCTATCAATACTAACGTACCTTTGCCTCACTTGTAATTCAGAGTTATGCAAATCAATTTTAATACAAACCGCCTTGATATACTTCCCACCGATGAAAGTTACCGCTATCGCTCTATAATGGGCGAACACACCCTTACCCTATACTTTTCATTACCCACTTATACCGAAATCCCCACAGGAGCGTGGTGCGAGTTTCAGGGCGAACGCTACACCCTCAACCAGCCCGCTAAAATCGTAAAACATAACAGCTTCAGCTTCGAATACACCCTTACTATGGACAGCGAGGGCGCAAACCTGAAGAATTACAAGTTTCGCAACCCCAACGATAAGACCCTCAAATTCCCCTTCACCGCTTCACCACGCTATCACGTGCAAATCCTTGTCGATTGTCTCAATATGATAGATAGCGGCTGGACGCTCGGAACTACTATTGAAGCTCCCGAAAAACTCATCTCCTACAACCACAACAACTGCCTCGAAGCGTTGGATATGATAGCCAAAGCCTTTGAAACTGAATATGAAATTATCGGCAAAACCATTCATTTGCATAAAGTAGAGTATTTCAAGAACAATCCCCTACCCCTCCAATACGGCAAAGGCAAAGGCTTCAAAACAGGCGTAAGTCGTACCACTGAACAAAGCCGCATCACACGCCTATATGTACAAGGGGGCGACCGTAATATTGACCGCTCCAAGTACGGCAATAAAGAACTATTACTACCCAAATCACAAGAGTACACCTATGAAGGCGTAACCTTCGTTTCAGACGACAAGGGGCTATCAATATCTATCAAGAACGCCCAAAATAACGGATTTGTAAATGAGCAAAGCATCGACCTTTCGCACATATACCCCAAGCGAAAAGGTAGTGTTTCAGCCGTTTTTGAAGTCGATAAAGCCAAACATTTCTATGACTTCACCGATACCACCATACCCCAAGCCCTCAACTTTTGGGATATGCGTATCAATGGCGAAAAGATGCTTATCTACTTTGAAAGCGGTATGCTCTCAGGGCGTGAGTTTGAGGTACAGAAATACGACCATACTCAAAAACGTTTCCAATTACAGCCCAAAGAAGAAGACGGCACAACAATGCCCAACGATATATTCAAGCCTGCCGTAGGCGACCAGTATTCCGTCTATAATATGCAGATGCCTAATGCTTACATCAGCGACAACGCAACCAAGTCAGGAGCCAGCTGGGAGATGATGAAAGAAGCCTGCAAATACCTATACGAAAACCGCGCCGACCTCTTCACCTTCACCGGAGATTTAGACGGAATATGGGCTAAAAAGAACTGGGCTAATATAGGCGGACGTCTTAAAATGGGTGCTTACATCAACTTTTCAGATACTGAATTTCAGCGTACCCCCGTAGCCATTCGCATCGTGGGGCTCAAAGAGTATGTAAATAACCCCTACAGCCCACAAATAGAGCTATCCAACAAGGTACAAGGGCAGTCCTTCGCTACCGAAATACGCAAACTCCAAAACCAAGAAGTATATTTCGGCGAACTCAACAAGCGCACCCTATCCGAAACCAAACGCAGCTGGCGCAACGCCTTAGAGACCATTAAGCAGATAGAAGAGGCTTTTCCTGAATATACCAAGAGCATCATTCCTGCCACTGTACAGACAATGATGGCATTAGTAGGCAACAAGTCAGGGCAATTTGTCTTTGTCAGCAGCAAAGCAACCCCTATCACCGTACCTCATACCTTGTACTTTGATAGGAACAACAAGCAAATCAATGTAGGCAGCGGTTGGATAAAGCACTACGCATTAGGTACAACCGACATTAAGCCCAATTATTCAGCAGCGGACTATAAATATTGGTACGCACCAGCCTTTGTGTCAGGCAGGTTAGACGATAAGGCAAAAACCTATTACCTATACATCAAAGCAAGCAAAGTCGTAGAGACAGCCGAGTTTGTCCTATCCGAAAACAAGATAGATTTAGAACAAGAAGCAGGCTATTACCATTTCCTATATGCCACCGTCAATTCCGAGTACAATGGCGAGCGAGGTATAGCCCAGCTCAACGGCTTTACCGAAATCACCGGCGGACAAATCAAAACCGATAAAATAACATCAGGCAACGGCGAGCAATATATTCAACTCTTAGACAAAGAAATCATCATCAAAGCCAACCTACACATCACAGACGGCAACAAAACCGAAATAAAACAACTTGTAAATCCTGATTTACTTTCATTAGAGAACAAACTGAAGCAATACGCCAATGACCAAACAAGTAATATCCAAGTAGGCGGTCGTAACTTATTAAGAGAAACAAAAGAGTTTATAGTAAATGGGCAACCTAACTATATGGGATTTACTTGGAGTAATAATGCAGGAGAGGTTATTGCTGATCAGTTCAATGGTAATGTGATAAGAAAAATTACAAATGCTGATTATCGTGGTATAAATGCTATTATTCCTCCTATTGTTGGCA